AGCTTATTGTTTGGAATGTTTAGCCGACATTTTGAACAAGTTGATATACGCTGCTACAACTGGTAAGTTGCCAGAAGGGATTGGAGTAATCCGTTCTTGGGTTACAAAGGGAGATGTACAAGATCTAAAGTCCTATAATGGTCTATTACAGTTAAAAGCCCTATCTTCAAACGCGGATAACATTAAATTGTTAAACGACGAAATCGATAGACTTAAAGACAACATGTCCAATACTGCCAAGGCTGCTATTGAAGCCGCTAACGGCGGTGTCGTCGCTCTTGACAAGCTCAACAAGGGTTTTAACTGGGCGGCGCTGGGTGCGGCGGCATTGAACGCTGCTGTGAATTTCGGCCTGTCTGTTCTTCTGTCTGCTGCTGTTAGTTGGATAGATGCGTTCAACCATCGTGTTGAAAGGGCACAGCAGGCTACAGCGGTATACAAAAATCAGTTGTGACTTTGTCACAACTGATCCGGCAACTCAATATCCAAACCTGAAAGAATCCCTTGCGCCGCAGGACATCAGGTAGCGGCGGATCTCCTTCACGGCGGCCTTGTGATGAACGAACGGTGTGCCGTCAAGCCCGGTAAGCTTGCTTGATATAGGCACGAACATAATGCTGATGGGCGTTACGCGGTTCACGCCGGCGATGCAGTTCACATCGCTTCCGTGCTCCACGCAGTAGACCACCATGTCCATCTGCTCATGGAAGGTTGAGATGTGCAGTGCGGTAACGCCGTTTTTGCCGCGGTAATGCATAAACTCGCGAATGGCCGCCGTAACAGCCTGATTGCCGTTCTGACGCTGCTCAAGCTGCTGAAGCTTGCGCAGGCTTTCGAACAGGCTGCGGTTGTGGTCAAGCTGCAGGTCTATCTTGGCCTTTGTGATGTATATGCGGTAATCATCATAGCCGCTCATGATTGCCGCAACAAGCATTTCGTTTGCCTTGCTGTATTGACCTATGGAAACGGCGTACTCGGCGGAGGCGATTATGTTCTCTATTTCTGTTTTTGCCGTTATCTGAATGCCGCCGATGTTTATGTTGGTCTTCATCTGCTCGGACGCAATTACGTTTTTTGCGCCGCAGTACTGGCAAAAAATGTAGGCACGGTTGGCCTCCACGTTCAGCATCGCTCCGCAGCTTTGACAATATAGGACTCTCGCTTCGCTCATACTTGCCCCTTCAACTACTGTTTTTATTACCGGAATTTTAGCACAAAAGGCCTTTATTCGCAACCGTGCTGCATAGAGTATAAAGCGGATCAGTTGGGACAATGTCCCACTTGATTCTATATCTGCCCAGTATGCTTGTTTTTGCCAGTTGGGACATTGTCCCAACTGCCACTTCTATCTACGGTTCATAAGATAGTTCCTGTTGACAGCCCAAATTATCAGATGTATGCCGGCAATCAGACAGGCAAGAATTATTTTGCGAAGGCCATAATCGCCACCGTTCGCCATTCGCACAATGCCCCATACGAAAATTAGTCCACTTACAACCCATACAGGTATGAACTTGCGGTCATATCGGGCTACCGCTCGGCGCATAATGTCGACGATTCCTTCTTTAGCTTCTTTCGCCTTCTCAATCCTCGCCAAAATGATTTCCGGTTTGTGTATGCGCAGCCACTCGTTTGCATCCGCACCATACGATCTGTTGTACTGCAAAAAGCAATTATAAGTATGCCGATTGAACGAACCCCACGCATCCATGGGCTTACAGCCGTTTTCCAGCATACATTGCGCGGCCAAGGCATCGAAGTAAGCCCCCCTCGCACTGTTGTTTTCCTCGAAGAATCCTTCCAGTCCTTCCGGTATGAAGTCACGCTTGCCGGTTTCCCACAGACTGCGAATGTCATGCTGCAACATACGCTCCACTTCCGGATTGGTGAGCCAGAACACGCCCTCGTCATCCATACGATTGGCGTTGCGGTATATGTTGGCGTTCGTCTTGATGCTATCCGCCGCAAAGTACGCGCCGCTTGCCAATAAAGTTGCTAATGCTCCTGCTATCATCGTTTTCCCTCCTAACTTAACCAGATTTCGCGTTTGACCGCATTCTGAATAGCTTCTTGTTGCTCTGTTCTGGGTGTAAATTCGCTGTTTGTCGGGCGAAAAGTCTCCACGTCGAACAGAACACAGTCCCACGTTTCCACTTGGTATTTCACCTTTGGCGGGCGCACCAGCACATAGTACGGTTTGAACGGGCCATTGCCGAACATATCCGTGGCCAGCATCATCGCCCTGTTTATTACCCGCATAAGCGCCTTATCTTCTCCGAAATACTTCAGCATCTCCGGGTCGAAGTAGTGCCCGTCAGGGTTGTGACGATAATACTCAGCTATAAACGACTCTAATGAACCAAACGGCACATCCGTCATAGAATTTCCTCCAACAGGCTTACGGCCTCATTCAGTGAGCTTATGCCATCATCTATATTAGATACAGCATCCTCCATGGTGTCCACAGCCGTTTCCATATTCTCATATATTTCCGTTCCCTGTAGATTCTCAGGATAGTTGCACATAGAATCTTCTTCGTCCTTAACTTGATTTACTATATCCAGCGCTGTTTCTATAATCTCAATAGCCCTGCGCAATTCTTTCCTACGTTTGTTATTCATAGCCGTTTCCTCCCTTATATTCCATTGTGCATATACATTTAGTTTGCTTTACCATATTACGCGGAATATATCAACCACTTTTCCAAAATTGTTTTCTTGCGCCACACACCGCGCTTATCTCCCTTAGATGGGTCGAACCCTACTATCTGCAAGTTTGTTTGCTTGCCTACCGATGCTGTGCCTTTCATTCCATCCCACTGCACCATAAGCTCTCCACTGCCCCATACGTGCCCAACAACAGTTCCAACACGTACTCCACAATCTGTTGATACCACTCGCGTCCCACAGCGCATAGCGTTCCTCCTCAGTTAATATACACGGTATAGACCGCCAAACCTTTCCGCTATAACTACATCACCAAATTCCGAATCCTGCGGCGCATCTATGTTGTTCACAAAAGCGAACGCATAATAGCCTTCGTTCTCGCACTTATCCAGCGCGTCGGCACACTCAGATGTCGCCAGTAGATACGTATCCATGTTCAACTCGCTGCCATCGCACATTTTATATTTGCCGTGTATGACGTGCCAAATAACCGCATCGCTATGCAGTTTATTTTCAATTTCAGAAATGGTCTGCCGCATCTGTGGGGTTAGACTATATATAAACCCGTTGATAGAGAAAAACACAATATCGTCTGTCTCAAACGCTTTGATAGCATCATCAAATATCCCTAAATCCTTCATGTAGCCAATCGCCTTATCTTTGTTCGTCATCAAACTACTCCTCCCCTAACTCATCCCGTAATGCCTGTGCAAATGCCCAGTCATAGTCCTTTGCCGACAGGTTACATATCTCTTTGATTTCCTCTGCCTCGATACCTATGTAGCAAAGCGTTATGGCCTCGTTACTATGCCCCAATTCCTTACAGAGCATAGACAGCGCCCTATACCCACGTTCCTGACTAAGATGCTGTGCCTGCGTGTAGAAGCGATAAGCGTATGTCTTGCGCATGGTGTGGCTGCCATACAGCAGCGGATTCCACCCCAGCCGTTCTGCCGCCGGAACGATTATGTCGTCGTTGAGCGTTTTGCGGGTCAGGCATCCGCCCTTCTGCGAACTAAACAGGAAATCCTCGCTTGCCAGATGCATATCATCCGTGTACTGGGCGACCATCGCCGCCACCTCGTCGCTTATCTTCAGCTCCCTGCCCTTGCCGGTTTTCTGCTCGATGACGTACACCGTATCCTTGGGGCTGCCGTCCTTGCCAATGAACTGCCCGGCCTTGAGCTGCACCAAATCCCCGCCGCGCAATCCAACGTTGCACCCAAGCCGGAACAGAACCAAATTTCTGTACGCGAGCCGCCTACGCTTAGTGTCCTGCAAAGAGTGTTCCATGGCGGTTATCTCGGCCATTGTTTTGAGCGGAACCTTTGTGTGCTTAGTCAGCGGCGCGTACTGTTGCTTGGTGCTGCGCAACTGCGGCCTTAACGCTTTGCCGCAATGTGAGCAGAAATTCGCCGTGCCTTCGTTTTCCTCTCCACACTTAGTGCAGATGAGTATGTACGGCGTTTCCACCACTCGCGGCTTGAATTGTAGTAAGTTACTTGGCATTCTTTAACACCCCTTGCCGTCTTAATGAGTGGTCTACCTCAGTCCAAAAGTCGAATCCCGAATCCAAAGTAGATTCACATGCTTTAATGACATCCTCGTCAATTTGCTCCATTATGCCGTACAGTTGGTCTTCCTCATCTATCTCTATGCGGCCAGTACCTTCAAGGAAACCAAGATAATTTGCCACGCTTATGAGCGAACAAGTATCCATATGATATTTCATTTATGCCCTCCATGCTACCGCTAATTCTCTTGCTTGTTCTCGCTTGTTTGCCGCCAACAGCGACACCATTATGCTCATCATCTGCTCAGGCGTTAGTTCGTACAACTCCTGCTTGTCCTCCACCCTCCTGCGGATGTACTCTTCGGAGCTGAAGTCATATTCTCTTGGCGCGGCGTTGCGCATCATAAAGAAGCTTTCGCGCAGGGTGTTTTCATCATATATGCTGCCTGTGGCAGAGCTGACGTACAGTTTCATATGCCCTCCTTAATCGCCTATGGCATAAAACCCATCAATGTGCTTCCTACCATCCCATACACCATCTATTTCCCGAACAGCTTCATCTAAGTACCTATCGATAAGCGTGTCTACATCATATATGTCATGAGAATCATCCTCACTTTGAATCCATGCTTCGTATTCTTCCTGAACCCTACGCATGGCCGTTCTGAATGCCTCAACGGTTTTATCTTCGCTAACGCTATCTGGTGTTGCTATCCGGACAATATTGTCTTTCTTTATACTACAGTTACAGTAGTGTATCTCAAATATATATTCCTTCATATCTCCTCCAATGTGCCGTTCTTGCTTGTGCAGTTCTGGACGTATTGCTCAAATGTGTACGCATATTCTTCCGGCTGCTCCCGCTTGAGCTGCTCAAACTCCTGCCGCAGTTCCTTTTCGGTCACAAACCGCATCACCTCTGTATCAATGAAAATATTCATCTGCTATCTCCTTGAACCCTGCCATAACAAAGTCATCGTATGTCAGCCCGAATCCGTTTTCATCCGTCAGCGTATCCATGATGTCGCTGTCATTCCAGAGCCAGTCTCTGCCTACGCTTATGGCGGAATCTATGAGCAGCTTTAAGGCGGATATGTATTCGTTGTCGGTCATTTAGTGCTCCTCCATCCATTTCTCAGCGATTTTAGCCGCCTCGTCGTAGGAATCGGCTTCGCCTATCGAACACCCGCTACTCCACATATTGTCTTCCAAATAACATTCGGCAATTATCCGTCCTGCATCATCGCCGTATATCTTTCTTATACTGTCTGTCATATAGCCATATGGTTCAAGGCAATTCTCGATGTCTTCTTCGCTCAAGTCGTCCATATTTGCTGAGACATGGCATATCACATACTCATGTTCTCCAGCCGCCCTGTCCTTCTCAGTAAGGTCTACCCATGTCATCTGCACCATTTCATATTCGTTATTACCGTTATCACGCATCCATTGGCCATCATCAGTTTCAATCCAGCCTTTACACTCTATGTTCATTAGTTATCCTCCACTATTTCAACTATATTCAGCAATTTGCCCGGTTCTATACTGAAGCACCGCGCTATCTGAGCTTTATAAGCTATGTTGTCATCATCCCCGTCCCATTCCTCCTCAATATCACTGGTATCCTCACCTATTCGTTTGAAGCTATATTCAGCCAGATTGCGATAAAAGGCGGTAATGAACTGTATCTCTTCGTAATCGTCGTACCACTTAACCCACTCCCAATAAAAGGTGACATATTCATCTTGGTCTACAACGTGCGCTATACACATAAATGGCCGCACCGCATTACTTTCTTTTGCCTGCTTTATTAGTTCCAGAGCATCCTCCTTGCGCAACGTCAGCGCCACATCACTGTAATAACCCATTATTCTTCCTCCTCCGCGAAGTATTCTTCAATCAGATAACCATAGCCAGCCTTTTCGATATCCTTGGGATCAAATTCCAGCACACCAATCAATGCCTCTGTTATGCGCCAGTCAGGCCACTCATAGCTTTGGCACCGTTCAACTATGCCCTTGATAAGTCGTACACAGTTCATTCATTGCCTTCCTCCCACCTATCGAGATTCTCAATCGGTATCTGCTCTGTTACTTCATCCTGCAAAGCGTCGCTGTACACATCCAGCATCACCCGGCCACTGCCTTCGTACACTTCGAGCTTTGCCACCGCCATACTGTTGCCGAACTCCGGCCTATCAATTTCCAACCAGATGCCGGGATAGTTCGGGTCATTACAGGGCGTTGCTATCAACGTACCCTGACCTGTCGCTACCCTAATCTGTGTATTATTCACATTGTTACCTCCCTATTGTTATTTCGTCAAAATCGTCATACAGCTCTCTCCTGTAAAACAGTTCGTAGGGCGAGACTATCACATCCTCTTGCCCATTATCATCCTCATCATCCCATATTTCCAACCAATCATACGGTTCACCATCTGTATCTCTCAAAGCATCACTACGCAACAAGCTTTGGCATAATATTGCCTCTGCTTTCATGGTCTGAAATGTGCCAGACGCCCGCTCATCGTATCTATCTTGGTCTTTGTTGTATGCCATTAAGTGAAACATTGCTTTCTTCCTCCTCAGTTCGATAACAGTGTAAGTATTACGATAACGATAATCCATGCAATCAGCCGTTTGGGATAAAATTCAAAATACATAGTTATACCTCCTCGGATGCCACCAGAGCCCCAAATAGCCCCTCTGCGGCGTTTTTATTATTTTGTAGATAGATTGGTTGTGTAAGATATAGAATTGCTCATAACGTGTATTTGGAGCCTATATAAGAATTGCTTATTTCTGTAGCTCCCACATGTGCAGCTCCTGCCATGTCATCACCAGCCAGCCGCCGCAAACCCTGACAATGGTTTCATCGCCGTGACAAGCTTCTTCCGCTTCCTTGCGGGTATCGTACTGTGTCATTCCGTTTCCTTCTTCTCAAGGTTACAAAAGAAATCATCTTCCGAAAACATCATACCGTCATAATACTCAAACAGTGCTTCATCAGGGATGTCATCTGGGTCTGGCAAAAGCACAGGGTACTCAGTATCATTCTCCAACACCATCAGATAACTCAGTTTCAGCTCATCCAGTTCATCGCGGGTCAGGTCTTGTATTACTCGATACATTCTTTTTCTCCTTCGCATAGCATATCTGTACTCATTAAATACATTCCGTTCCTCCTGTCGCTTTAATATTTGCCCTTTATGGGCGGGGAATTAGCGATTAGATATCAAACACAGAAACCCAGCGCCACGCCATACGAGTCCAAGACATAGCTATAGCTCGCGAATCCAGAAGTGTCGACCACACAAAAGAAGCGGGAGTCACCGAAATACGCGGAACGCAACCAAGCCGAACAAGCGGAGCCCTTCTCGCCAAAAGTAATTCTATAATTGCTCGTTGCAAATGCTATATACCGCTTACCGTCTTCGGCAGGCGCATAAATGGCACTACCGAACATTTCACTTTCGGAAAACAACCATAGTTTGCGATACATAACTTTAATACTACCATCATATGTTACATATTCTTTCAACACTGTACGCACATAAGGCAATACTGATTTAGGAATCCAACTTTGAGGCGATTCTACAAGAGATTTGTCCAGGTCCGAGGTGGCAAATCCATTAAGGCAAGAAGTGGGATTTATGGCACTCTTTTTTAGGTGGTCTACCTGCCTCAATGCAATAGTGTTACGGCGTCCAGTCGCAGCGTCTATATCATGCCCAATTCCCACAATCTCAAAGGTAATACCATCTACTACAATGGTGTCGTGTACATTATAGTAATCTGCCGCTTCTCCTGCTTTAGAAATGCGGGACATCTTTGCTATTTCACTTTCAACAGGCGTTATGCCAAGTTGCCGCATCTGCTCGTCAGTCAATTTCGTTTTCTTACCATTGATACAAAGATAATTTTCAAACATAGTTCGGTTCCTTTCTAATTTAATATTTGCCCGGCCAAAGCTCGCGTACCGTGGGATGCCACTGTACAAAGACATCCGCTTCCTGCCGATTATTCCTCTCCGTACCGTCCGGCATCACTATGGTGCGGCGTGTTGTAGTCAGCGTTTTTAACGCTTGGCGCAGAGTCTTATACAGTTGCGCTCTGTCCGTGTAATACTGGCCGTAGGTGTATGCCCATGAATCAATACATTGGATATGAAATTTGCCATCGGCCAATAGACTGATTTTATAGTGGTATCCGTCTTCTGTGACGTGGTTGCGTATCATTTGTCCTCCTCGTCAAGGCTGATGGTTGCCACGGGGAACACATCCCAGTTCATATAGGTAAGGTCCGGTATGCCGGCGTGTATCAGCAGTGACCGCTGTGCCTTCTCCGTCAGGTCTTCAAAGTAAATTGCAAATCCGTGGGTGTCAGTCATTGTTATTTTCCTCCTCTATCGCATCAAATCCTACAGACGTCAACTCATCGAAAGACATCATGCTGAGGTCTTGTATCATTGCTCTCAGGTTTCCGCATTTGTGCTCATCAACAACCCTGCCGTCAACCAATGTCGTAAACGTCATCGTTTTCAGATTCACATTAACCTGAATCTGTTCGTTGTTGTCGCCCGTTGTATATGCCAACGGAATAGAAGTGTAATTCTCAAACACGCTTTCGTCCGTAGCGCCAAATTCGCGCTGCTGGTAATCGAGAATAGTGTCTTTAGCGGCTATCATAATTCCCGAATAGAAGAGCTTCTTTTCTTTCTCATCTGTCTCGTTGAATGCCATAACCAATTCGTCTCCCCAGACATATGCCTGCGCTACACATCGGCTTGTGAAATCCCCGATAGCCCCACGAATGCTCTTAAACCAACGAATTTTAAACACCTTTGTCGGATAACCCTTATGACACTCAAAGGTCACACATTCACCCGTTTTCTTATCAGTCCCCATCATGACACCATGATTTCCTATATCGTGTCGCAGCATCACATTGTACCTATCATTGTTATTAATCATTTGTTATTTCCTCC